TTGGAGAATTCCTTCAGTGGGGTTCCGGCTGGTAGGTGAGAAGCTGCGCCAGAACGTCAACCGCGTCAACGGATGCGCTGCCGATTTTTAGCTGCTCCGGGAGAAGTCCGTCCATCAGCGTGGAAATAGCGTGGTCGAGGTTGACTTCCTGTGTTGCGTAATTTCTGTATGTCTGCGTGTCCGAGCGCAAGCGGAAGATGCCGACGCTGCCGCCGATGTGGTACAGCTCCACAAACTGCGTTGCGTCCATCCATGTACCGTCTACGAGCGTCATGCTTGCGGTGGAAATATCGTCGATTGTTAGCGACAAAGACAGTGAAGAGGGGCGCAAGCGCTTGATTTCTCGCAGATTTTTGTCCAGCAGACGCGGCAAGCGGACGTTGTTGGTGTACGCCTTGCTTGCGTCCGGGTCGGGGATGATGCCGGAAACGTAGTCGATTGTGAGGTAGATATCGCTAACGTCTACGTTAAAAGTCCGCTCCTTTGTATCCATGTAAACTCTATCCCAAAGCTGGAAAGATAGCGTTACAGTAAGCGACGCAGTGCTTGCGCCATCAGGAAGCGTCACCGTTGCAAATCCGGCTTCGTCAACGTGGATGTCGTTCACGTCCTGTTTCCGCTGATTTCCCCAAGAGTCGCGCTTGAAGTCTGCGTGCACTCGTGCGGATGTAATCACTGCATCAGCCGGGAGCACAACCGGGAACGTGACCTTCGCTCTCCCTATTGTTGGATATCCTTTCTCCATTTTCCAACCGTTTGGGTCGTCTTTATCGTAATTGACAACAAGGAAACACTTTGTTTTTGACGTTAGTGTTACTTCCTGCGGTGTGCCGTATGCTTTGTAGTTAATATTTCCGCCCCCTTGCCGTAACCGTTAGCGACAAAAGCCCGTCGCCGCTGAACGACACCTTATTGATTCCGGGTTTTAGCGTGATTTCGTCGGCGGACTGCCCGTTTCGGTTTCCCATTGCGGATTGCCCTGCCGCCGTGATTTGCTGGATGCCGTTGTCGTCGTGTACTATGCGGATTTCCTCGCCAGTTTTCACGCTGATATTCGTCAGCACGATTTTTTCGCTTCCGCAACTGATTGCAACGTTTGTCAGCGGGTCGATTGCCACAAAAACCGCTTCAAGCGGACAAGGCATTTCCCCGCGGTTGAAAACCGTCAGGATGCCACTTTTGCTTGCTTCAACTGTTTCCATTTTGGAAACAGTTGCTTCCTCCCACCACGGGCGCTGGTATGCCGTCAGCTTGATTCCCAGCGTATCCGTCCATTTGAGCGCGGAAACACTCGCTGCCTCGATGCTGTCGATGTATAATCGCTGTTCCGGGCGGTATGACGTGCGCAGGTACTGTCCACCGCTGCCCCAGCGCATGATTTTACCGAGGACAAGCTGCCTGTGAATGGTGTTTACTTCGTGGATTTCCACGGCGATTGTTACCGTGATGGACTGCCGAAGCTGCCCGGTGAGGTACATCCCCCCGCCGGGGCGTGCTTCGGTTGTCACTGCTTCCTTCGGCGCGTCCTCCGAAATGTCGATGATGATGATGGACGGGTCGAGGTCTTCCAGCGCTTCCTCCCCCATCCACGCGCGGTATCGTGTTACCATTTATCGCGCCACCTCCATCAGATTTCCACGGATGCCCCTGCCGATTGTCTTGTTGACGATAGGCGCGATGACGGTTGCAACGGATGTCCCGTCAACGGAGAAATTATTAACAACCGTAACAGGTTGCTGCAAGTACGCCGCAAGGTCTTGCGGATTTGAAATCGTGACTTCCTGCGTCGTTTGGCTCTGCTGCGTCGTCATTTTGAATGTCTCAACCATGCTGTTAATCGTATCTTGCATTACGCGGCTATTATCGAGCATTGTGCGTGTCCGGTACTCGTCGAATGTCTCGAAATGCGAACCCTCTTGTTTATTCGTTTTCGGCACCGCAAAGATGTTTGTTTTTTCATTTGAGACAGGTTCGTAGGATTCGGCGTTTTTGAACTCATCCGTCGAAATGATAGGAGACAAGTCAGACCACGTTTTAGGCAATGCGTTGTCTCTTGCTTCCTTCGCTGCTCTTGCCGCCTCTTCCTCTTCTCGCTGACGCTGGTTTTCCTCCATGCGCTGTTCCAAAATGCCAACGATGTCGTTCATTTCCTGCGTCTTCATCTCGACAAGCCGATTCCACCGCTGCGCGCGGGCTTTGATGTCGTCGGGCATTAGCCCATCTTCAATCATGTCCGCATAGCCGCTTCGAGACCTCGCCTCTATCGCATGAAGCGCTTTTGCTTGCTCTTTGCTAAAAGCGTTTTTGTCATTTGCAACGTCGTCGAACATGTCTGCATATCCTTCACGCGCACCGCCAAAGTCATGAACCCACGGTTTTTTCTCGAAGTCGTTTTTGATTTTGACGAATCCATACTTTTCAAGCAATTCGTTGATGCCCGGAAGTTCTTCTTCAAGCGCTTTCTTCAGGTCGTCGATGCCCGCCAAAAATGCGTTCTTGTTTTCCGCCATGTATGCCGCGATTGCGTCCTTTTGCTCAAACGCTTCGAGCGACTTTTGTACGGTTTTCAGCATCGCCTGATACGTCTCATCGTCCGCCAGCGCCAGCCGCGTTTTGGTTTCCGCCATCGCGTTTTCTTCGTCGCGGGCGCGCTGGTAGTCTGCATTTAGCTGCTTGATTTCTTCCGGCGTCAGGTTCAGCAGGCGCGAAAGGTACGCATCGTTGTCGCGAGAGTATGTAGTAAGCCCTGACAAGATGCCAACGTCAACTCCTGCCGCTTCGGCTTGCTGCAAAGCATCGTTGTAGGCGTGTAGCGCATCCGCATTCGTGCCGTACCAACTAAGCACGTTTTCCTTGCTGTAATCGGTATCGAGGAGCTTCTTCATTTCCTCCTGCGTGTGCGTTACCATGTAGCCCATGCCAGACGCAACGCCCTTGTAGGCTTCCTGCGCCTTTTTCAGCGTGTCCGCGCGGTAGGTATCCACGTCTTTCATCGCGGTTTTAAGGTCTTCGAGGGCTTTCTTCTCGTCCTCGATGGCTCCGTTGAATTTTACCTGTTCTTCGGCTTCCGGGTGTGCACGTTTGTACGCCTCCCATTCCGCTGTTGCCCTTGCAAGCGCGGTCTGATTCTCGCTCAGTTTATCGTTAGTTTCTTCGATTTGCCTGTTAACATCTTCCAATTCTCCGGTGGCGGAGCTGCTATCGAATGTTTGCAAGCTCATTGCTTCTGTGAGCTTGCTCCACGCCGCAGCTTGCATGTCTCCGAAATCGAAGAGATTTATGGAAGAATCTCCAACCCCGCGAATCGCCCTGTCGACTTCATCATATTGCGATGCAAAAAATTCGTCAAATGTGTTGGCAAACGTATAGTTGGCATTTGTTCCAGCCATTGTGCGGACAAAGGACTGATATGCACTTTCTACCACATCATGATATGCGGCTTTTACTTCTTCGGCATTAGACCCCGCAATTAGCGAGTTTAGATAATCTCTGCGTGCATATAGGGATTCGAGCTGTTTTTCCGTTTCATCAACTGCTGCTTGTGCATCGGTAACGGCGGTATCATGTGCACCATACAGCGACACGCCATTCACGGTATCCACATACTGTTTAATTTTTTCCGTGTTGCCCTTAATGGCGTCAGAGGTTAAATCAACGTATTGCGAAAGTCCCGGCATGACGTTTTTAAGGTTTTCGAGGGCTTCCTGCCACGCTTTCGTTGCCTTTACCGCTTCGCCGCTCTCCTGCTCCATGCTGCGCATGGAATTAACGATTGTGAGCGACTGCGCATAGGTCGCCTTTGCGTCGTATATTGCGTCGTCCCGCTCTTGCATGATTTTTTCGGCTGTCGTGTACTGGTACGATTTATCCGACAGCACGTTGTTGAGCAGCGAAATCGCGGGCGTTACAACGCCCAGCAGGCCCTTGCCGAACTCCGTCTTGATGCGGTCGAGGTTCGTTTGCAGCTTGCGCATCTCGTTGGAAAAGCTGTCCCCGGTTCGCGCAAAGTCGCCCTGAGCGTCCTTCGTGGCTTCCAGCAGATACTGATAGCGCAACGTCGCTTGTTCTGCCTGCGACATCTTATCAAACGCCTTGTTCATGCCCTTTTCGAGGGCAAAGGCGTTCAGGTTTGCGACGGACATATTGATGCCGAGCGCCTTCAACGGTTCGGTTTCCCCGGAGATGCCGGAGCGGATTTTCTCAAATGCCGTGTCGTGGTCGAGGTTATAGAACGACGCCATATCTGCCGCCAGCCCCGCCATATCCATAGACATTTGGAGAACTTGGTCATCCGCGATGCCCATCGACTTAAGCATAGCGCCCAGCGTAGACGAATACTGTTTCGCCTTGGTTTCCGTGATGCCGTAAGCGTTCAGCGCCTCCTGCGCCCACTTGTTGATGGTGGACGCGGAATCCTCAAACGTCACATCAACAACGTTCTGCGTCTCCACAAGGTCGGACGCAAGTCCGATTGATTCGCTAATTGAACCCGTGACGCCGTCGATAATGCTATTGATGCCATTCACTGCCATGTTAGCAAGGAACTGCCCGCTTGCAATATCGCCAATCACATCGAGGCGGCTCAAAAATCCGCTAAGCACACCGCCGCCCGAATCGCCAGAACCACCGCCGTCTGCGGCTTGCTGCAAAGACTGGATTTGCTGCTGCAAACGCTGGATTTCCTCCGCCGCTTGCGTGGACTGCTGCTGCGCTTGCTGCAATTCCGTCCGAAAACGTCCACCGTCAAACGTCGGATGAATAGCAAGGCTGTTGAGTTCCTGCTGAAACTGCTGCATTTCCTGCCGGATTTTATTCAGCTCTTGCGTGTAGCCGCTTGTATCAATCTTAAAACTTGCGTACAACTCAAATGCTTCTGCCATCTTCTGCACCTCCCCTCGCCATTAGTCCGTTTATAATATCGTCGCAGATTTCCTCTGCTGTTTTTTGCTTTGTTTCGTGCTTTTCTTCGCCGAAAACGTCGCTGTATGAAGGGATTTCAAGATTCGCGCCGCCGAACGACGAAATAGCAAGCACCGTCATCCACGCCATATTAGCCATGTAGCAACGTTTTGCTTCCTCCTGCGTTTCGTGCGCCAGAAGCACCCCCAGCGCGTGAACGTTTTGCGGGCGGTATTTGTACAGTACTGGGATTACATGATGCACCCCAGACGAAGCGCAAAGGTAAAAAAAGCAAACAGCGAATCGAGCGTGTCCTTGTCCATCATGGCGGCGGTTTCCGTGAAGTCCATTTCTGCGACTTCCTCCGCCGTCTTGCCGTGCATCGCGCCGAGAATGCCCATCGTTTCCTTGGGGTGCTTGGCGTACAAAATCGGCAGCATCTTCATCAGAATGTCGCGCCCGACAACGTCGCCCTTGCTCTTTTCTTCCACGAAGGCTTTCATTTCCTTGCTATTTACCAGCTTGTCGATGTACGGAATGGCGTTCGCCATCTGCTCAAATGCGGTTGCGGTATTCATGCGTTTTCCTCCTCGAAATTTACGAAAGTGCGGCAGGGCGCGAACCCTGCCGCGTGTTATTAGGCGGCGGGGTCGAAGAAAATAACCTCGCAGGGTGCATATCCGTCGGTTTCCAGCCCATCCTGATGCGCGGTAAACTCCACCGGAATAGTGCCCTCGCCCTTGTCCGTCCAAGTCAGCGTTGCGCCCGCCGTGTTCAGCGCGTTTTTGATGGCAATCAGCACATAGCCCTTCGAGGTGTCGCCCACCCAGACAAGACTCTCAATGTAGTCCGCGTCCTTAATGTCGGTGCGAATCTTGATGGTGTGCTTCTTCTCCGCGTCCGTTACGTCGGCAGTGCCAAAAGACCGCTTAAGGTTGGTGGCATTGATTTCAAGCAGGGTAGTCGTCAGCTTGATAGTCCAGCCATCGTTGACGCTGCTGCCTTTCCATTCCTCGCGCTTGCCGTCCGCCTCGATGCTGCGCGTGTTGGGCGTGCAGACGAACGTGCCGCCGCCGCGCGTTGCGCCAATCAGCGCAGAGCCGCTTGTCTTTTCGCGCTCCGTTTTCAGCAGCGCGCCAAGCGTCGCCGCGTCTGTGGCGGTGGAATAATCGAAATTAGCAAGAAACATCCCGGCATTGAGTTGCAGATTCTCAAATGTGCTTGCCCGAAGCCCAGTCGTCATTTTTTTACCTCCTGTTAGGTGTAATAAGTCACGATTTCGTAGTAAATCCGCCCATAGCAGACGCTTTTGAGCGTCGTATCTACTTCAAGGCGGAAAAAGTTGCTATTGTTGCGGTATAGCGTGATAAAGCCATCGTCGCAATAAATCGCTGTTCCCTCCGGCGGAATAGCGCGGCGAACCTCGTCAAGGATTGCTGCGCGCTGCAAGTTGACGTTGCTGCCGTTTTCCGCCTGACAGCACAGCGTGCAAATCATTGTAGATTTTCCGAATGTGTCTCCCTCTTGCACCTGAAACGCAAAATAGGGAAAAGACGCTTCCTCCGGCACTGCGTCCTCGATGTATGCAGGGATGGGCTTGCCCTCGTAGGTGAAGCTGCTCCAAAACTTGTATAGTTTCCGCTGCAAGTCAATCACGCAGTCACCACCTCCGCGTCCGCCTCTCGGAAGTGCATATCGCTCTGCTTGGGCGTTGTCATGTCCCGCGCATCGGACGTGATGCGGAAAACCTTGCCGTCGGACAGGCGCTTTACTCGGTCATTTGGCGCAAGCTCTAGCAAATCAGAAAAGACGATTGTGAAAATCTCGCGGATGCCGTTTTGATACGCGATTTTCGCCTCCGTGGTGCTTTCGCGGACAAAACAAGCCTTGATAGACGCTCCATCTGTCCACGACACAGTCACGCCGCCCATGCCGTCGGATTCCGTGCGTTTGTCAACAATGCAAGCATCCTCGCCAAAGTCAATCCACGCCATCAGCCCACCTCCGTATACATGTGCCTATACGGTCGCAGTTTGTCCGCAAATGCCGCTTGCCACGTTACAACGCCGTTGCTGCCAGTAGCGCGCGAATAGCTGTAATGCCCGAACGATTCGCTTGTATAAGCCCCCGTCGGGTTTTTTGTTTCGTACTCCGCGCACTGTTTTGCAATCTCGATAAACGGGCGCGGCGGGTACAGAAACCACAACGTGCCGTCGAAAGTTTCCTCCCCGGCCGCGTCCTCCATTGCGCCAGAAACAAGGCTGTGAACGCCGTCGTTCCGCGCGCTGCCGCTGATGTACACATAGGGCGAACCTACGTCAGGGACGATTTTCCCGCCCAAGATGCGAATCTCTCCCGTGTACTTGCAGCGCTCGAAAAAGTTGTTACACTCGCGCATTGCCATTTCCAGCGTCACAGCCATGTTTCCACCTCCATTAAGTCGCTGCCGTCACCGTTGCGCTGCCGGAGCGAATCACGCGGTAGTCGCTGGTGCATTCCGCAACCGTCACCTTCTGCCCCGTCGCAATCGCAAGGTCAGATGTGCCGTCCCAGTTGCTCCAAGTGCGGACATTCTGCCCGTAGGTCGCAGTCGGCGCGGTCGTACCAGCCTTCACCTTGTACAGATTCGAGCTGGATTCCTTCGCGGGGCTGACCGTCAGCTTCGTGTTGCCCTTGCCAGTGCCGGCGGCAGAGGAAACCGTCAACTGACCCGTTGCCGCGTCCGTGATAGTCGCAATCCAGATGCTCTGCGGATTGAAGATAACCGGCATGAACAAGCCGGATGCCCGCGTCCACAGAACAACGGGATCATTCTCAACCCACTGCGACACCATAACATAGCGGTGCTGACCGGACTGGTTGACGTTGAGACCCGTGTTTGCGGTGTTGACCGTCTCTTCGGGGGTCTGTCCCCACAAGCCCGCGCCGATGCGCGTCATGGCGCTGCCCGTGCCGATGAACGTCATCTTGTCCTGCGGGAAATAGCGCTTGGTCGTGCGAATCGGTCGCCCGTCCGCACCGATGCCGCCATCAATGGCGTACTGCAAATCGTTAGTGATAACGCGGTTGATGCCGTACTCCGTGGAGAAGAACGTATTCAGCGCGGCGTTACTTACATACGCGCCCTCGCTCAACGTGCCGTTGATGCGCTTCTGGACTGCGCTGTTCGCGCGAATCTTGTTGATAACCTTGCGGCTCGTTACGATGGTGTCCAGCGTCGTGCCAGCGTCCAGCGCGGTGTCCACCACGAACTGAATCTGTGCAGGGATGTCCGCGTCCTCGCTGAAATCGAACGTGAATTCCGTCTGTTCCGGCTTCACGCCGTAGTCGATGGTCAGGTCGAGATTGTTTTCCTTGATGGTCATTTTGCCAGTCGCCAGAACCTCGTTCTTCGCAACTTTGGTGCGCGTCACAACTTGGTCGGCAAGCATGATGCCGTCACGGATAACGTAGTCGTACATAGCATCATTCTGCACGCCGGAACGCAGCAGTGCACGCATACGCTCGGACTGGTTAATCTTTACTTTAATCAGTCCCTTCTCGATGCTGTGCGTGTCAACGGGAATACGGGTGGCGATGTTTGTCCGGCTATCGAAGCTGTGGAAGTCAGCCACCACGGGAAGCTGGTACTGGTTGGCAATCTCCTGCCACTTTGCTACAAGGTTTTCGCTGTACTGGTCGGGAAACAGCGCGTCAACCGGGTCGTTCGGGCGAGTGACGTTGAAGCCGACGTCCAGCCACTCCTCCTTGGGAATCAGACCGAAAATATTGTTTTCAAAAGACGGAATCTGCATAGTATTCTCCTTTCGTTAGTACGGGCGCACCGTCGCGGCTTCGGCGGCGATGAAGTAGAAGCCCTTTGCCGTCAGCGCACTCTTGGCGGTGCTGTTGATTGCGGCGGGGAGACGGCTCTCGTAAACCGTGCCGCGCGTCACGACGCTGCCGGGCATGTCGCCGCTGGTAACGTCCACGTCCTCGTACACGATGCCGACGGCAGTGCCGTCGTTCGCGGGGTAAACAGTCCCCATCTTGACGTACTTCGCGCCGTTTTCGGCGGTGGTAGCGTCCGACTGCTTAATCTGCTTGGTTTCGCGGATTGCGTCTTCCGCGTTTTCGAGGAAATAACCGGGCTGGTAAACAGTCCCGGTCGCCTTGCTGGTAAAACTCATTTGTTCGCTCCTTCCGGCGCAACTGCGCCATACATATCTTGCGCGTACTTCGCCGCCAGTGCTGCGGCGCGTCCGCTGCCGTGCGTGGCATTGCCGCCGCTCGGCGGGGTTGTGGTAGGTGTACCCTGCTGCTGCTGCGTGGAGAAAAGGTCGCCGTACTCGCCCTTGAGCGCGTCAATCAGCTTGTCGCCATCCTTGATTGCGCCCTTGTCGTCGAGTTCGATGCCGTCCAGTCCGCGCTTTGCCATCACGAGGTCTGCAAGTTTCTCCTGCATCCCCTTGCTGGTCAGCAGCTTTCTTGCGGCGGTTGTCAGCGTCGCAGTTTTCTTTTCCGTTTCCACCTGCTGCTTGTAAGCGTCGAACGCCTCCTGAATCTTCTGCGCGTCGCCGCCGCTCTTCTTCGCGTCGGCAAGCTGCTGTTTGAGCGTGTCGCGCTCCGTGGTCAGCGCTGCAATCTGCTGCGCCTGTTCCGCGTACTTGTCACGCTCCGCCTTGATGTCGTTGATTGCGTCACTGTGGGCTTCCACGATTGCGTCAATCGCTTCATCAGGCACATTCAGGGCTTTCAGGTTTTTTCGGGTGAGGATGTTCATGATTCAGTCTCCTTTGCTTCGGGGCGCGGTGCTTTGCGCCTTTGATTGTTTGCGGCTAAGCGGTGCTTTGCTTTTCCGCGTATATGCAAACAGCGCACGGCGGTGCTTTGCCATGCGCTGATGTTGCTGTAATTAGTCCATATTTTGCTTGATTACGTCCGCCATGATGTCCACAAGGCGTTCCGCGTTTGCGGAATCTGCGAACGTGTCCGTCATGAACGGTCTGCCGGGGGTGTATCCTCCCGGCATGACGCGGAACTCGCCTTTGTCGCCCAACTTGGGAAAGAAAACGGCGTGTCCCGCGTGTCCATCGTGTACATAATGCGCGTACTCAACGTTTGTGCCGATTGTCACGCTGTTGTTATCGGGGTCGATGTCGGCGGTGATGCTTCTCGCAAGGTTGCCAGTGTCGTACACCTTATGCTCATAGCCAGTAACCATCTTCTCGCGTACCATGCCGACGGATTCTTGCGCAACCGCCAAAAGCCCGACAAACATTGCCTGTTCCAGCTTCTGATTGATTTCCGGCGTGTGGTCTACGAACCCGCTCATTTCTTTTCCCTCTTTCGGATGTTGCCGTCTGCGTCCACATACTCGGTGGACAGGATGACTTTCGGCATAATCATGCAGTAGCAATTGATTGTTTCCGCTGCGCTGCCGTTCGGGTCGCCCGGAAAGCGGATGTTGCTGTTCGGGAAACACTCGCCCTGCTTTGCCATCTTGCCATGTCGCGCCATATGCGCTTCACGGCTATTCTGGAAACGGCAGAACCACTTGTTGTAAACCGTTACGCCTTGGTCTGCGGCTTCTTGCGACGCGGCGTAACTCGCTTGACTTTGTGACCGCGTCCGCTCTGTCTGCGCTACTCTCCGCGCTTGCCACTCGCTCTGTCCTGTGATGTCGCTGATGCGGTTCATCAGTTTCTTCCTATCTTCTCCAAGCGTGGATGACAGCGCCAGCGCGTTTTGCAGTTTGTGGCGAATCTCGGTGTTTTGTCCCAGATTCTTGTACGCCAGCTTTGTAAATGCTGTTTCATGCGCGGCGAAAATCGCCTTGATTTCTCGCTTGTTGGGCTGCGCGAACGACACCTTTACACCCGCGCGGTCTGCCTGCGCCTCGATGACGGTTTGCGCCTCGCCTAAGCTGTCGGCGTACACGTCGCCCATCGTGTTCCGGATGTCGGCGGTTGCCCGGTTTCCTGCCTTGCAGATTTCCTCCATGATGACTTCTTCCACCCGGTATTGGCGGATGAGTTCGCGGAGAAAACCAGCTTTCCACCTCTCTACCTTTTCGGGCGTGTCGTAGTATGCGGGCGGCTTTATCTTGCCTTCGTCCACTTGCTGCTTTTTCCGCAAGAAGTCTTTCAGGCGCTCCGTGGCGATGTCAAGCGCCTCTTGGTACATCGACTTTATGCGCATTTGCAGTGCGGCTTCGCGCAAATCGTTGCGCTCCACGTCCGTCACGGCTTGCCCGTCTCCCCAGTGTCAAAAAATGCAATCAGGATGCGCAAGACAAGTCGAACCGCTACCATCCACCAGCCGATGCACAAAAGCCAGCCCGGAACGACGACGTTATTCGCCGCCAGCACTTGCAGAATCACCATCAGATACAGCATCTTCTTCCTCCTCGCCTGTCTTCTGCATTGCCTGTTGCGCCATGCGGATGCCAAGAAGCGATTCTTCCTCCCCACGCTTCATGATGTCGTCGATTTCCTCTGACAGAATCATCGGGTTGAGTTTCAGACGCGTCTCCTTGTCCAAATCCCCCTGCGCAGTGTAGATGTTCTGGATGATTTCGCTTTCGTTGGCAATCGTCTGCCGCTTGAAGCGGATTGTCTCCGTCTCGATGCCCAGAATCCGCAGTAACTTCTGCACGAACTCAAAGCACTGCCATTCGTAGGCGTTAGCCTTCAAATCCAGATTCGCCATGCTTGCTCGGATTGCAACGTTCGTCAGGCTGCCGCCCGTCAGCTCCGACACATCCAGCGCCATATAATCGCGGTATAGCTGCCGTTCCAGCAGTTCCAGCGCGGTTTGACGCGCGGCATACGGCACTTCAAACGTCTCCGGCGTTACTGTGCTGGATGACGTGCCGTCGGAAATGTTTGCGATTGCTTTCAGTCTGTGAATCTGTTCCAGCATCAGCGCAACCTCGTCGAAGTTGCCCCCGAAATTATTCAGCACCCAGTAAACATCGTTCGCCTTTTCCAGATTGTTTCCAAAGTCGGAAAGAACGATGTCGTACAAGTCGATTTTGGAACGGATGGCAAGAGTCAGTTCCGTCTGCTTCTTGTCGTTCGCGTACAGCGGCACAATAGGCAATGCGCTATAATTCTCCTCGGACACAAGGCGCTCGCCTGTGATGTCCCTCGCGTATGTGCGTTTATAAGCGCGTTTCTCCTGCGCAACCTCCAAATCAGAGGCATTTTCGCGCGTCTTGTACACCGTCACGCCGTCCGGCTCGAACACACGCGCCATCAGCGGCTTGTCGTCGCCAATCTGCCAGAACTGCACCCCAACCATCGGTTCGCCCGTCAGTTCGTCCAGCAGCGCCACGAATCCGCTGTTTTTATCCGTGTACGCTCGCAGTATCTCAACGTGGTCGAGATTCCAGTAGCCCCAACACACGCCGTGTACCAGCGCATACAGTCCGATTTTCGCAAGCGTTGTGTCGAACCCGGTTCCCAGCTTGCCCTTCATCGCGTCGTTTTCCAGCTCCACGCCGTTACCCAGCAGATAATTAGCCTGCTGCATTGTAAAGCGGCGGAAAAAGTCGCTGTAAATACGCTGTCCGGGGACTGCGACGGAAGCAGTCCCCTTCTTCTTGACTGTTTTCCCGTCGGCGGTTTTTTGCTCTGATTCTGATGTGGTTGCTCGCAGCACGACTTTCGCGGAAACTGTATCGTTCTGCGCCTCATAGTATCGTTGCGCGATTCCAGCCTTGTCGAAGTCCTCGCTGTGTTTGTATGCACCAATAACCGCCAACGTTGCCTTTGCTTTGTCCGGCTCGTTCTGCCAGTCCTGCCATGTAAATTTGGTAAACATATGTATCACCCCCCAACATACAAACTCGCGCCGCTCCTGTCGAGAATCCGGCAGCAGCACGCGGCGCTGTCCGGCGCGTCGTCGTGTTCCGCGTCCTCGGTGTAGTCCATAATCTGCGCGATATAGTCCCTATCTGTGCCTTCCAAAAACACGATATTCTCCCACCACTTTTTGAGGTATGTGCTGATTTTTAGGTACTTGTTCATTTTTTCCGGGTATGCGCGTACTGCCATGTTTCGGCGGCGCAATTCCCGCGCCAAGTATCCCTTGTCGCCGTTTGTTTCGCAGTAAATCGGGGCGCACATTAGGCGCTCCGTCTCCGATTGCAGCGCGTCCATCAGCGTATCAACGTGCTTGCGCCACAAACGCCCGTACAAGTACAGCGTGTCACCGTCCCTCTTGGCGCACGTCAGCGCGGTGTAGTCCTCGCCGCCATAGGCAGCATCAACGTGCGCGATTCCGTCCCGCAGCTTTTCCGCTTCCGGCGTGAACGTCGGCGGCGTGTCGAACAGCGCGTTTTCGGCGGCGATGTGGCGCAACTCGTAGTTCGCGGCAAACAGCGACGGGGACATGGATTTCCGCAGTTCTTCCAGTTTCTCCGGCGCAATCAACCCGGTTGAATAGCAATCGTGCTTTTCCGGCGGCGCAACCAGCGTGAACGCGTCCTCGATGTGCCACGGTGTGCCGATGAAGACAATGCGACCGTCTCGCGTGACGATGTTCCGCAGCTCCTGGATAACTCCCTTTGTGCGCTCTCGTTCTGCGCGGCTGATGCGGTCGTTGAGGTTTACCACGTCGTCGCAAACAATCAAATCCGCGTGCTTGCCCGTCATGGACGACCCGCAGCCGATGCCGATTAGCTGGTCAGCGCCGCGCGGCGAATCGTACACGCTCACCGTCATGCAGTTTCCGCCTGATTTCAGCAGCGCCACGTCCTGCTGCATGAGGATTTGCGCCATGTAACAAAAAGCCTCGTTCGCGAATACCTTTTTCGCTTGCGCAATGCTCTCCACAACGTCGCTGTCTGTTTTTCGCATGAAAATCGCGTTTTTCCCGTGATTTAGAACGCACCACATTGCCAAAGCGACGGAAAGGCAGGAGGACTTGTAGGATAGACGGTGTGCTTGGAGCGTGTAATCGTCCGCTCCGTAGATGATGTGCTGCATCCAGCGTCCGTGCAGTTCGTCTGTTAAGTCACGGAATCCGCACATTCTTCCGACGGCGGCGGGATGGTATCGCCAGATGTTCCACACTTCATCCCGCGTCAGCGTCGTCATTTTACTTCTCCCCGCGTATCTTTCAGCAGCTTGTCGATGTCTGCTTTCGCGTCCTCGGACAACTGCGGCGTTTTGATGTTGACGATGTCACCGGGGTCTTCCCCGATAATCCGCATGATATACTGAAAAGCGGGTAAATTCCCGTCTGCTGCCATTTTGACGGTGCGTTTCACAAGTGCTTCTCGCAACGTCCCGCCATTTTGCAACGGCTCGTCAAGCAGATTGAGCATCAGCTCCTTGACGGTAAAATTTGCTTTGCGCGCCTGCGTTGCTTTTTCGTGCGCTTTCCTCGCGTCACTCGTCGCCCCGTCCTTCCCGCTCCCGAACCTTTTCCCCTTTTGCAGGTTTGCAAGGCTATTAGGATGAGTTCCTCTCGGCATTCATGTCACCTCTTGGGCTGCCTGCGGATTTCGCCTGTCTGCCGGTTGATGGTGTATGCTACTCGGCGCTGGTATGCGCCAGATGATTTCTTCGCCAGCGCAGAACCGTTTCTTAGCGCTCGCCCCGAACCGCTTGCCATGCTTTATTCCCCCTTACGATTTTTGGTTTCGTGTAGTTGATTGTTTTGTACTTGTCAATGAGGTTGTCGAACGCTTCCCGGTAGAAGTTGAACAGCTCCGCGTTCTCCTCGAAGTCGAATTGTTCCAGGCAAGACGCGCTCCGCAAATTCGCGCTCCCCGTCAGCACATAATGATTCCCCTTGTGCGTTTCCATCAGCAGGATTTTCATGTGTGTGTTGGTGAACGCCACTTGCAATTTGTTGTCTATGTCCAATTCCTCATACAAGTACGGAATTAAATCCGTTTTGTAGTGGCTGTAGAAGTATCCGGATAGCATCAGATTGATTTTCTCCACGTTGCGGAAAAGCAGCAGGTTTTTGAAGCTGTCCACGTTGTTTTCCGACAGTGACAACGTTGAGCAGTAGATTGTTTTGAGGTCGATGCCGCGATACATCACAAGCGCTTCCGGCAAGTCGCCAAAAATGAAATTGCCCGGAACGATGCAAGTAGTTCGTGCGTTGCGTTCCAGACAAATTTTTGCGGCAAGGTCGCGTGCGTACTGAAAATCTGCCTTGTTGTAGATTGCCGACTTTGCCATCTTTGGCTTTATGATGCGCGTCTGCTCTTCCTCGTCTACGATGGAGAAGTCAGCGACGGAGAAGTCTATATCGTCGTCAAGTTCGATTGTGTCC